CGCGTAACCTGCACAGCGAGGAGCCCAAGCTGATTTGAAATAACCTTTGCAAGCTGACCAAATTGGTCGAAACCGTTGAGCTGCCAGATCGTACTACCTGCGCCATTCTCGACTGGACCGTCAGCCCTGTTGAAATCGTCGATCGAGTCTTCCCATTGTGGCGGATTGGGGGGAAGATCCCAAGTGACCTGCACTTTCGCAAATGCGAGTCGATAGCTTGGATCGGTCGCGTTATTTCCGTTACGACCACGCCAATGGACTTGAAAGACAGCGTCAAGCAAATCAGCGCGCGTCCAGGTCCGTTCCGAGGTGACATCGTAAGTGACCGTCTCGAGGACTGTCGGCTCGGTCGTCGACGTATGGACGTTCGTTCCGCGTGTTCCACTTAGCGCCCACGCCATCTCTCGGTTGCCGATACCACCAGCCGAGTTCATCCGCGAGCGTACCTGAATCTCAACCTTGAGAATGATTGCGTTCGCCGGGAGCAATGAGTCGAAGCCATATTGACTCATCTTGAACCAGCCAGTCGTCAGCGATCCCGTTCCCGGAGTGCTCTTAGCGGTGACTGCCTCGATAACCTCGGTATCGTCATCGACGGTACATGCGATCGCGTTCGACCAGGAAGTTCCCGTGAGCACGTCGCTGGTGAACGAGGGTGGCAACAGAAATCCGGTCGCAGTCGCCATCTAAAACACCGCCTCGTCCGGGTAGCTGCCGATGAACAGACCGCGGCAGGAGTGACGCTGTGCCGTGCGTGGATCGGTCAGTGCCGGATGGTTGCCGAACGCGAGTGTGAGTGGCCCGATATACAGGTCGAGTAGCGGGCGACGAAACTCCACGTGGATGCCAAACTGCATCCACTCAGGAGCGAGCTGCATCGCCCACCAGCGACCCCAGGCAAGCCAAACTTTTCGGTGGAGACGCAGCTTATTCATGATTTTATCCGACCGTAAATGTCCAGGTCGCCGAGAGAGTATCGCCAGCGGCCTTTGGTTTGGCGGCGAACGAGGTTGAACACCACATGTTTCCAGCTGAAGCCGCGTCGAACACTCCCGCCTCAGTGAGCGTACCAGTACCGTCTCCTGCAGCCCAAGTTGCGGTAAATGTAATAACTGCACCAGATCGGGTCTTGTTCGCAAGTGCATTACGATCAAGTTCCGTACCAAGTGCAGTAGCCGAAGGCGAACCAGTACCAATCGCCATATGTGTCGGCTTCGCAAGAGTAGGAGCCGCAAGGATCTGATCGGCAAGCCCGTTCTTTCCGGCAGTTGTAACCGTGTTGTCGAGCTCCCACCGCTCCTTCAACTCGCCGTTCGCATCACGAAGCTCAAATTCCACGTGGCCTCGAATATGTAGAATCTCCTCTACTGGCAATCCGCGGTCAAATGAGAACTCGAGCTTGTCTTCGATCTTCATCGTATCTTTCACGTTTCCTCCCTAAGCGATGTGTTCAAAAATGGCAGTCAACGAAAGTCCGGACGGATTACCTACAAGAGAAGATCGAGTCCATCCAAGCATGTCAAGGTCAACAATCGGTTCCGAAAATGAAATCGATACAGGAGTCGTTGTCACCATAAAAGGCGCACCAATATTCGCGCCATTCTTCTGCATCTGAATCATCACCGATGTTCCAGAGAGCAATGCTGCTCGCATCGAAATTAATGTTGTATTTTCTCCGGTCGCTTCAGGAACAAAAATCGGAGGAATTACTGCAGGAGCTTGAGAAAGATCTCCAGCAATCGCCCATGTACGTCCAGTTCGAAACGTACCCACACCGGGTGGGCCTTGTATACCTGGAGGACCGAGGTTACCGGCAACCACAACAATAACATCAGGGTTTATCTCAACAGAAGTTTCTATATCTTGAATTTCTTCAACAGAAACTTCAACATCAGGAAGCTCAATGGTTACGGTTAGCTCATCTTGTGACATCAGCAGAACACTCCACTTTGCCTTGCATTAGGGTTCGGGGTTCGGCTTGTGATGGCGACCATTGCACATCCCATTCTCCAACAAATTTTCCTGAGTTAGCCGACTCGTGTTGAGATAGATCTGCTGTCTGCTCTCCGGTCAGGGAAAGACGAATGATTCCTTGATAGGCATCCACCATACTTACTGTAAATTCAGCAATTGGTGGATCTGGATCAAGTCTCTTCAATCGAATCTGTGCTTTTACCGATCCAGAAACATCAAGAGGAGCAGAGCTCCCATTAGTAATGATCATACGAAAGCTGACCCCATCACCGGCATACAAGCTAAGGTCTAAACTTTCAGGTAACAGATTGATTTTACCAGCCATGCCCCTCCTTTCATGCTTCGCGAATAAATAAATGAAAAAAATGAGGAGAGGTATCCTTATCTCCTCTATTATATTCTGCGATTTGAATGCTAAATAATATCTATTTTGATTATTCGTCCCCCGAAGCAGGATATCTCGCGTGCAATTCCTTGTCTACACGCTCTACTGAATCCACCATGCCGATAAGGTGAGCATCTGTCACGATTGCGTCAGTCCAGATTGTGATCACCCACGAATATACGCCCGCTGCTGTACGACGAAGTTCGATCGATCCACGACCAGGGACAGGATCTCTATACGGTCTCACCGTTTCATTAGCCATCTCAGTCTCCTATTCTAGAATGCCGAACTTTTGATAAGTGGGCCACACGTAGGTACGATTCAAAATAGAAAGAACGAGGTCCCGCTCGAGAAGTCCATAGCGGCAAGCACACTCGAAGGAGCTCTCGCTGATTTCTCTAGTCTCGAGATCGATGATTTTTGCACGAATCGGATTCGGATAATAATGACGAAACTGTTGATTGTATCGGATAGCAAACCACCTAGGACGCCATGTAAGGTTCTCTACGCGATTGTTACGTCTATTACCGTCTAGATTGATAGGTGTGTCGAATGCCTCGTGAGGTTGCGTTAGAAAGGCTTTGGCGACCAATAGAGGCACTGAGCGATGATATTGAACGCCATCTCTCATCAGTCCCACTTGAACAACACCGAATTGGTTGTCGTTTAATGATAAGATTCTCCCAGACTTGTTAGAACGAACTCTTCCATGGTCACTAACAGCGTATTCTGGGAAATCATCAATTGTTTTCCATACTTCGAGCATGAAAGCTCCCAATCTTTTATACGGCCTTGGGCAAAGCGCTGCCTTGTGGACGGTTTTGATCTCTTCTCCTTTGTGGTCATTTTGCCCAAAAAAACTTGAGGAAAGAACTTTCTATAAAAAACGTAGTTAGTATCTAAAGATATATACTTATTAAGTCTCCCGCGTGGGGATAGTCTTTTGACCTGTATTTGTCCGGGCATAAAACGCCTAAAAAGTCGGCCTTTGCAGGAGAAAAGCCTCTGCCCATTTTTGAAAATAGATACTCTTAAAAGGGGATTTCAGAGGATATATTGAAATTCCTCTTCGATTTCAGTGCTCTGCCAATAGCTAAATCTATACCCGCTTTTGAGCGTAGTGTGTAATAAAACAGATCCAAAAATGGGCTATTTAGCCTATCAATCCGTCCGTGCGCTTGCTCCCAGTTCTTGTACGAATAGGTCAAAGAGTAAAAAACGACCGTATCCGTCTCAACACAGTTCCAACCTTCGGAGCCAGCCACGTATTGTACCAGATAGAGCCAGGAATCGGTGGTGGGTATCTCCTCATGACGATGTCCGTTCCATTCTGCGACTGTAACGTCCTTGTCCAGACGCTTAAGGATGTCCAATTCGTAGTTGAAGTTATAGAATACGACCATTTTCGGATGCTTTGTGAGCAGATCTTCGATTGCTCGGACGCGTGAAGCATCTGAATTGACGACTCTTCGTAGAACTCCGAATAGCTCCGCAATATCCTTGATGGGTCTATTTTGATATAGATGCCATCTGTTTTTGACGACGCTGTCATAGAGTTCCTTGTTGTACTCAGTCTGCAGAGATCTGGAATGCCGGATCGTCTCGTTGTTGTAGCGCATGTGCACGAGAATGCGATTCCGGTTTCGGTTCAGCTTCCCTACGTTCAGATACCGCTCCACCTTCGGAAATTTTGTGAAGGGAGCATAGACGACGTGCTCGTGTTTGAACTCCGTACGGTTGCGATAAAACCCGTTGGCGACGAAAACAGGAATGTAGTCCAGCCATGTATCCCCAGGAGTGGCGGACAATAGAATCCACTTGTTGTTTCGTGCAATCTTGAGAAACGCCTTGACCCAAGCACCACTACCAACCAGTCGCTGTTCGTCGAAAATGAAAAATGCATCTTCTACTTCCCGGTACTTATCAATATTATTCCAGCTATCCACAGTGAGAATGCCATGCAGAGTAGCATCAGCGTGCTTACCCACGACAATTCGTGCGAATTCACCTTCCCAATCTTTACTATCGCGCTTTTTAGCAGTCGTGACAACATATACGTCTCGCTCTCTATGCTCCTGCTCATAGTATGCGACAGCGACCCTAGATTTCCCCGATCCAACTGCGCCCCATAGGATCTTGCCGTCACTGAGCTGTGTAAGGGCGGCTTTCTGATGTGGCTGCAATTGCTCCATCTCACACCTTATCGATTACAACAACAAACTTACCACCCTTGTACTTGGTACCCTTAGCCGCGCGAAAGATTTGTGTTACGCCCCAGTAGTCGTTGGGAAGTCGAAGTTTGATGGTAATTTCTCCCTTCTCATTCATGTGGGTACCAATGCGAGCAACTTCACCGTTCGGCAATACGAGATCTTGATTATCGAATTTTCTGCGCATATGTTTTCTCCTAATCAAAAAATTAACTGTAAGTAAGACGGGCGGAGACCCCCAACCGCAGAGGAGTCCCCGCCCTAGCCCTGAGGTAGAGTGCCGTAAAGACCCTCAGGGATCCTTAAATATGCCAGGCTCCCGTGTTCTTCATAGGATCGCCAGGATAGCCCGCGTCCTTCAAACACTGACAGGGCGAACGACCGTCCATACCTCGAGAACCGGGTAGACCAGGAACGACGTAGTTTTCATCACGGATGCCGGATGTCTGTAGTCCCTCGTGATATGTCGCACCAGACTCATCGGAGAAATTGTCGTTGCCGTGATCGGTTACTCCGGGTCGGAGGCTTCCGTCCTCGTTGTACATACAGTACTGGACGTTTGAGCCACCTTCTGGGTTGGTTGCTCTAGGAGCGACCTTGACATATGCCGGTGGAATCGGATTTGGCTTGGGAGGAACTGGATCTACAGACCCCCGTTCATAGGCGAACTTGGCAATATCTATTAAGCCGCGATAGAAGAAACTTCCTGCCTGCGGACGAGGATTGCCCTTCATCTCCTCGAGGAGTTTGTTGTGGTCCTGACGATATACAAGCTTGATCGGTGCATAAGGCTTGGAGGCAATGACCTTAGTGAGAGCCTCGATGAGTTGTGGGTGTTTTAGTGCCATTACTTCTTCTTTCTACTCCTCTTAGGCAGCTTTCCCTTATTGTCCATGTGGTGCTTCTTGGCCCAACTCTTACCCTTCGTTCCGAATGCCCATCGTCTCTGGGCTTGGCTTTTTGCTGGCATAACTCCTCCCAGTCATGGTTTACAGGACCAGGGACTCCAGTCTTTTCCGCTGTCAACGAAATATCGATACGCAGACTTAGCCTGTTTCCAGGCGCCACTACCATGTCCGTATCTTGCGCGTGCGTACGAACCCATTTGAAACAGTCCCAAATATTGGCCGTTCTGGGCCCAAATATACCAGTGACTCTCACACCATGAAACTGCTAGTGCTTCCTGGCAATGGGGCCCAAAGACTTTGCAAATGATGCTTTTGGCCGTAGCTTGCTGTCTCGGGATCCTATCGTCCTTGAGTGCCGCTTGTCCGGTCCCAATGAAGAGAAAACTAAGGACCGTTAGTATCGTCACTGTACGCAACAAGACAAATCTCCTTGTTAGTTTACGAGATCACTTCCACAGACCAGTCTGGGAAATACTCCTCGAGCATCGTAATAACGTCTCCAAGATTGTTGTAATGCTCAGTCCGCGCCAGAACTAGTCCATTATCAGCAATAAATCTCGCATACCACTTCTGCTTCAGTCGTCTTCGATGAATAACTTCAACGTGACGCGGGGGCATAGAGGTATCTCCTAGATATAAGTGGGCCTCAAGCTGCCTTGACGACACTCCCCTCTAGGGGGAGGCAGAGGGTCGAAGGGCAATTATTGCCCTAACTCGAGGCCCGGGGGAGGGATATCGCGTAGCCGAGTGCGTTCGAGCGGTTCCATGACGGCCTACCACATCCTCTCACGTTTGCCTTAACAAGTAGACGTGACCAGACTACTTGTCCCGCTCCGTGAGCTACTACGTTAGGTCTCGACCGGGGCCGACAACTCGTTGACGTTGTACCCCTCCCCGATCAGCATCTCCCTCAGATCGATCTTGTCCTGCTGAGTGAGTTCCTTGAACTCGGAGATCTCGACCTTCTTGCCGAAAGGAGGCTTCATGAAGAAGTCCTGACAAGCCTTCACGAACGAAATCGGCTCGGACAATTAGAGTTCACCTCCTCTCGTTATTCGCTTACTTGGGCTCCTCGACCAGGTCGAAGTTCGCCTGGAATGCCTTAGTCGTGTAAACCTTGTATCCCCGCTCCGTATATAGGATCCAATCACCAACAAAAGCTTTTGTCTGTCGGGGGTTCTTGGGGTTGTGAACACGAACATGAATATACTGCTTCGTAGGCTGGATGTCGGCCGATCTATCGACTGGGGACTCGTCAATATTGCCAATCTCGCCGAAGCACCATCGGGCAATGTCGGCGAAATTCTGCTCAGTCACTTGAACAGCATCAACGAACAGCGGCTTACGAACGTACTTCGTCGTAACACTCATGTTTTCCATTAAAGTCCTATTCATTTCGGTAGCGGGTTATCCCGAGGGCATATCCAAATAGCACGCTAAGGAGAACAATAATGCTGGTCACGATAATTGTTACAACGATCTCGATCACGAGGGTTCGACTTCTGAGTACTTGAGCTCCAGAGGATCTTCCTCAATGGTCACATAAATGCTCTGAAGATATGCCTTGACTCCGCTCTTCCCGTTGACCGTCCATTCGTAAGGACGAACAATGAGATCAACGTTCAGAATATCGACCCAATCGAGCGTCTCAACTTGGCTTTCGTCGAGGTTAGTACGACCGCGGGACGTAATAAGTACAATTCGTGGCGGACGACCTTTGAAGTTGACCGAGATGGGCAAATATGCCTGAGGCTCCTCGCCCTCCTCTTCCGTACGAGGTCTCAGCCACTTGACGTTCCAGTTGTCCTCGGCCATCGCCGCAGCAGATTTCTCATCAAGGAGGACGGCGAAATTCCGATCACCTTCGCGATTGTACTGGCCTTCTTTTCCAGAGAAATTGCGGAAGATGATCCGAACTCCTTCCATCAACACAGTGTTGTCTTTCTGCGCCATGATTTCTCCTAACTGACAAATTCCTGGAAAGAACCGAATTGTTCAATAGTTTTGATTGCTTCGGTTTTCAGCTTCTCAAAATATGTCATGTCGATTTTGAGATCTGGCATGGACTGAGCGATCTCAGCCTCAATCCACTTATGACCCTTCGTGCCTGTTACGGCGTAGTATCGGTCCTCTTTAACTCGAAGAAGCGTACCTCCACCTTCGAGAACCGGTACAAAACGGCCAGTACGCCCAACATGACGCATATTATGATGATCAAGCGCTTCATCCTTCTCATGTTCCTCTCTATCTAGGTACATCGTTCCTTGGATTACACTCCGACTTTCGCAATAATCGTCGAAAGTGAGCTTCTCACCCGAGAAGAGACTTTTAAATATGTAAGGATGCTGAAATTGGGAACCCACTGCAGTCCAGGAATCACCTTTTCGTGCAATATATACTGCGTCATTAACCAAGCATAGCTTGTCATATGTCACCTCATGTTCGAAATCATAGCCGTAACGCTTCCCGTGCTGCGTTACGAAATCAATTGAGCGTTTTATCGCCCCGGGGATTTTTACGGAATCCGTTTTGATGTGTATGACGGGAATTCCGGCTTCGATTAGGTCGTTCTTCAAATCGATCATATAGAGAGCACCACGCTTAGCGACAATATTGTCTTTATTACGATTATCACGGAACGGATTCGGAAACTTCGCCGAGGTAAGTCCGTAAACGATATTGATGACAATCTTCAACGCATATGCTAGCTTGTCTGCTCCATCTTCATTTTCGAGATAGGGGGTTAAACGACCACTGAACATCTTCCTGACAGTATCGAACTTACGCCTTTTGATTGCTACCCGGGCTTCCTTGAGTTCTGTAAACTTGGCTGTGTACTTGCCAAAGACATTTAAGATCTCAATTGACGTAGGATGCATGGAAGCAATATCAAGAAGAGCAACTTTTTTGTAGATACCTGGTTCGGCGTAGACGTATCCACCTTCACCAGGGTCTTCTCCGCGATACCAACTTTTACCAGCGTCAAATGTATAGCCATTGAATTCCTCACTTAGATCCGTATACACGAAAAATTTGTCCGGATTCTTATCATCGCCAAATATGATCTTCGCTGCGTGTCTCTGAGTGGTATCGTTGACGGTCAAACCGCTGAGTTCCGCCATGATCTGACGTGCCACGAAATCTTCCCAACGATCTTCAAGCACAGCTTCCGTCGCTAGAACATCGTTGACGCAATACTCGACGACTCGTGGCCAGTCTTGTGGATCTACGGGCTCATCCAAGGGGAAATCCAACTCCATATGATGGATGCCCAGATCAATTTCGAATTTTTTCAGACTCTGTTTGATAGAACTGAAATCCCAAACGTCGGCATAAGAGAGATTGTACGCTTGAGCAAAGAAGGCGTTCCTATTATTGTCTATGACAATCTTCCTAGTAAGGTCATACAACTGCTCGACGCTATACCCTAAAAGTGCCGCATAGAGAATATGATTATCGAATCGTCGGTTATAGAATCCGACTAGCTTCATCTTGATCAGATTCTCAATCTCTTCTCTCGAAGGATTGATCATCCGAACAACCGTATCGTCCCCACGGAACTTCCAGCACACGACAAAGAGATTTGGATAGACCTCGATGTCAAATATAACCATGCGTGGGTCGTTTACCTCCACCACAACGTCCGAACCCAACTCAGAATCGGACTTGAAGATCATCGTCTGGACAGTCTTCAAACACTGTGATGCCTGATTCGTGCTGTTGTTGGCAAAAGCAAGAATCCGTGGTCTCAGGTCCGTCACATCATATCGCAGCCCATCCTCGTGTGCTTCTTCGAGAATATGAGCTATGAAGTCGATGGACGGCTTGGTGCCAGGGTGAATCTCTTTCTTCAGATTTCGCTCGATCAGATCCCTAAGGCCTTTTTCGGTTGAGATAGTTTTAGCCTTAAGCATCTTCTCCTTCTTCTGTTTGAGCGGAAGCCCACTATGCATCTTCGCTACCGGTACGGAATTGCAGCGAGACACCAGTCGGCGTAACGATGAATCCCCAGTATACACCTTGATCTCGATACCTTCGGAATATATGGGGGCGAGTTCGTGAGGATTTCCGCTGTATTCGTAGTGGAGATGAACGCCCTTTTTCGACTTGCTGAGCTCCGCATAAGTGGCAGGCCATTTGCTTGCAGCTTCCAGATTTCTCTCAAGACTCGTGTCGCCTTTTTGGTTCTTCAAATCGAAGTCGATCACGATGTGTTTATCAGGCACCTTGACGAAGTGCAATTTCGACGTGTCAATATCTGAAAGCTTCGTCTTTACTTGTCGCCACTTCTTAGCAGGCGTTCCATCTTCGTTTGCCTCTTGCGCGGGCTGATCTGCGAGATAATCATCCAAGAGACTTTGGCGCTCGTCCATAACAAGCGAGAATGCAGGCCGATCAGCATCACTCTCTTTCGGCATCTTGAACTTTTCCGCATTGAAGCCCAAATATAAGCTACGAACCCTCTCACCGTCTACTTCACCTCGATCTTTGAAATCGTCAAAGTAATTACGCAACTCTTCGCGAACTTTGTACTGTGGAAGTGGACGATCGATTCCACTGTCGGAACAGAATTCCTTGTAGAGCTCGTATGCTTGCTTCAGTGTGACGCGATCTTGATTCTTGAATACATCGTAATACGCTTCGATGAAGTTGAAGAATATGTCTGTCTGAAGCATCATTTCTAACGGACGATACCCGTTGTAGTAGTTCTTACCCATCTCCAAATATACTTGGAGACAGTGAGACGCGATAGCTCCGAGTTCAAAATCAATCTGACTGACCAACGTGTTGTAATGTCTGACAGGAATTCTAACACCGGTCGGATGAATATCGATTAGTCGGCGAATGATCCCTGACTTAGCGTCGGTAATTTTGACAGGTTGATTTGAGCCGATGAACAGTAGAGCTTCGGATCTCGCTGTGTAGCTCGGCTTGTACTTCTCGTTCATCTGCATCAGCTCGTGCGAGACAATCGAGTTAAGCCGAGTGTTGTCCTCTAGTCTTGACAGATCACCATCGTGTTGAATGGCAACCAGAGGATTGTTCTTGAATGCTTCTGTAGAAAACGAACTATCTGAACGTCCAAGGGCTTTGCCGTCGAAGGTAGTTGTATACCCGTCGAACAGCTTATGTAGGATATTGAGGACTGTGGACTTACCAGATCCGGCTGGGCCATAGAAAACAAAGAACTTTTGAAGCTTTTTCGAGTCTCCGGCAACAATTGATCCAATAGCCCATTCTATTTTGGCCCTTTCTTCTACGGAATATAACGTTCCTACCAGTTCGTCCCAGGCTGAAATGTCACCGCTTTCGAGAGGATAGCTCAAATACTTGCTTGCGTAGTCGGTTTTCTTGATCTCCGAGTTGGCAAACAAGATCTTGGAATCGAGACGATGACTATTATCGCTGATATTCGCCAGGAATTTCCTGAATTGACTCCAAGCATTACTTCTAAACGAACGCATAGACCGCACCGTATAGTTCATTCCTGTTTCTCTGCGCAGCCTATCAGCTTCGGCATTCAAATGCTCATCCACAAGCCGTTGAACATCATATTCGTCTCGAGACCAAAGACCTTTTTCTTCATCCCAAATTGCGTAAAAGGTTCGTCCTTGAACCATCAGATCCTGAGAGCGCCCGACAATAAAATCCGGATACAACTCCAGACCGGATTTATCTTTCGTCTCTTTAGAGAGGATCTGATAAAAATCCATCAAACCTCCCTCTAAATATCGGTCATCTCCATCACGTACTTGTTCATCTGATACCAGATTTCCACTTTGGTTTGGTCTTCTTCTGGACTTTTCAGTGGGAAGAACCCTCCACGACCGTCCTGACCATATGTTCTCCAGACGAGAGCATCGAGGACGTCGTTGATTCGATTGATATCTCCCTCCGTCAACGGATCGGATTTGTCAGTCAATCGAAGATTCTTGAGAAGCTTCCACGCCCACTTCTTCGGTGAAATTACACCGGCGGTGAATGCTACTCTCTGACTAAGGCTCACGAGAACTTCGAGAAGTGTAGCTCCTTCGAGATTCAGAGTCTTTTTACGACCGTGCAGAAATTCAGAGCGCAAGTCTATTGCGTCCTGAATACGATTGTCGTCGTTCGGCACAGTCCAATGAAACTCTGTGTTGTGCATCACTTCGAACAATCCGGAGTAGTTCTTCCCGTTTGGAATATGAACGTGTGAAACTAGCCAGTTATAGTAGTCGTAGTCAATCGTCTGTAGGGGCGTCTGTGTCATGCGGTTCAATCCCTAGAACTTCCTCTTCGAAGCTTTTGTTGAGTCGACAGATTTCCATATCAATTTCGAGCTTGTCATTGCGAACGAACACAACATTATCGTCGTCCGTACCATGCCCGAATTGGAGATTATCCAGACCAACAACAATATCTGCATGAGGAAGAGGGTGATCGTTCTCTTCGTCTACAAGGACATCGTCGATGGCGTAATACGTATACGTCACCTGAGAATATCCCTTTTCCTTGCCCATGAACTCTTCCTGATGGATGACATAGGGCTCGCCCTCGTCCAACGTTTCCCTATGCCGTAGCTCTCGTCGATAATCCCAGGCCGGAGTAGCCGTGCCAGGTGTCGGCTCGACGATGCCAGGAACCGGAGCAGGCAAAGGCCGAATCATGAAAACTTCTTCTACAGCTCCGACCTCTACGCCGTACCCTTTCTCTTCCACTAGCTCAGCGACTGACGGCTTCTCTTGTCGAGCCGTCTCCTTCTGCTGATAGATCTCTCGAATCTTGGCGACTTCCTCTTCGCTCTGCTTGAAGGCTTCAGCCTTGATCTTTTCCTTATTGAGCTTATAACCAATGACAACTCCGACAGCGAGGCCAACAGCGGCTCCTCCTATAAATAGTCCTACAGATTTTGTATTAATACGTCGGGTCACTGCCGCTAGCTCTTCGAGATTATCTGCGACTTCATCCACAACAACATCAACAGCCATGTCTTCTCCTATTCGTCAAGCTTATCGTAGATGACGCCGTCGACATTGAAATCGAGCAAGATTGCGCCCTCTATACCATTAACGAAATCTCGAATAACTTCTTGTCTTCCATCAAAGACACCGAAATTGATGAAGTTGTCACCGTTCTCAGAAACAATCCAGCCCACGACAGCTCCCGCCTTGGATCGCGGAATACCGAGCATGTCGTAGACATCGTTCAAAAACACATGGCCACGTGCTTTCAGAAGATCGTTTGCGTAATTCTGCTGACACTTGAGAAAGTTGAGATTATACTCGGGTTCCTTGTTCCACGAAGGTGACAGTGAATCGAAGAACCGAGCATAGATCGACGGATCGTTCTGACTCACACGAGTAACTGTCTTCGTCTTCTTCGTCTTCGGATCGATAATCTCGACTTCCTGAGTACCGTACCGGAAGTTTCGATCTTCGTCCTCACCGTACTTCTCGATCACCCGACCTCTGTACTCGTTGAAGCCCTTCTCAAGAGCTCCGTATGCTGCGGTCAACGCAACATTTCTCCTCGTCAGGATCCCGTTGGATGTTCTCAGCAGATAAATCGAGAGACCACCCACGACGATTGCTGGAGCATAGAGTCGCACAACTCTAACGCCACTCTGGAAGTAAATGAGTGAAACGTCGCGCGATCGATCTTTTTCGCTATACTCCCGATGCTCGAGAGACTTTGCTGTATCGAGCTTGCTCTTTGCATCACTCAGAACTTCATCGGCCTTCAAAGTGGCTCGGCACGCAAGGACAGTGCTTCCCACCATTCCGACAATTCCAGCCCCCAGAAGAAGTTGCGGAGATGCCTTCTGAATATGCAGAGCGTTTCGGGCGATTTGTTGCTGTACCGCCTCAGGAACAAAGTTCATTATAGCTCCTTGAATAAGGTCAACTGTTCTCCGGGCTTTTTATTCTTCGAGCGGTTCTGGTTCCGGAAGATCCAGTAGATAACCACCGCGGATGCGACGAACCCCGGCACCTGTAAGCTCTTCCCAACCCCATTTATGATCGGTATGAGTAGAGTCAAGGCCGACGAGCTCGTAGAGGTCTGCAACTGATGCTGATCCATATCGACTCACCACTTCAAATAGTCGGTCGATTACTTCCTCGGCTTCTGCACGTTGATCCAACACAATCTCATCGAAATTGTGTTGAGCTCGAGCCGCTCGACTAATTGCTCTCTCGGGACCAGTGAGTCTACTACCCGAGGAGTAACGATTGTAACTAATATGGCCCGTAGGTCCTGATGGTGGACGTGTCAATGACCTTCGACGGGATTCACCAAAGATCAGTTTTTCGATGCCTTGAGAACCCGCCTCAACGACCATGTCTTTCGCAGCGGGTAGTAGTACTTCAAAAAGTACGTACGAAACAGCAGTTTTAGCATCACCAGCAACAAACGTTTCTTTAAACTGCTTGCGAAGCGACTTTCTCCGCCGAACCGCAGTACCTGTAATAACAGGACTAATGTTTTTACCGTCCGGAACACCTTTTTTACTTCTTTCGCTGTTTGGAGGAAAATCAGGAGTGTCCATCCACGTCCTTCATCTAGAAAAACAAAAAGCTAAAGACCCAGTTTTGGGCCCTTAGCTTTAACTTCTACTGCTCGGTTTCGTTATTACCAGACAGCTTTTCCAACAACGGCTTTGCCAACTCGTTTGTCATCTTCTCGATGTGATTCGATGTCTGTTCGACGAGCATCGATCCAAGCACGAAGCTTCCGGTACCCACCACGACCTTCTCGACCGTAGTGATGACCGGAACATTGTTCTTGATGATGCCGCTGACAATCTTACCAACACCAATTCCTGCGACGAGCTGAGTCGCCAACTTCGCAGCTGGGAGATAAGCAGTAAGCATAAATAATGTCTCCTAGTAGTAGGGTTTCATTATACGACAGGTTTACTCTGCGAGAGTTACTTCTCCACGTGCCAGACGTTCGCTGAATATCTTGAACTCCTCGATGGGCATCTCAGCTGCCTGAGCTCGAGTCACAACTTCTGCATCTGGCTTAGGCGGCTGCGGAAGAACTGCCACTTCCTCGACCACCTTGAGATCGACTGCAGCTACCTTGGCGGCCTCTTCGGCCATTCCGGTTGGGATCACGCCGTTGATGAACTCGACGGCAGCGTCCGCATTCGTCACGAGCTCGATGAAGAGTGTCGAATATGCCTCTGTCGACTCGAACTCCTCGCGTAGCTGTTGGTTCTTGATGAATCGCTTACCATCCGCAGACTTCTGTCCATAAGAAGTCAGGAGAATGTTCTTGAACTCGGCGATGATGCTCTTACCGTCTTGTGCAGCAACGATTCTCTGCAACGACTCTGACAAACCGCCTTCGTGGCTCAATTCGAGCTCAACCAGCTCCGCCTTGGAGAGGTGAAAGAAGAAGTCCTCACTGACCTCCTCTCCGTTGAAGTCTTCGTACGTAATTGTCTTCTTGAGCACGCTTACTCCCAATGATTGGTGTAATCCGACAATGGCGGCCTAGAGAAATCGATCGCGATACACGGCCTCTTATCTTCGGTCATCGCTGTCGAGAACTTCACCTCCATCCGGTTGTTCATGTTCCAGCCGACTGAGTCGGTGTACGCCGTAGGTGGCAAACCGATCTCATCGTAGAAATGAGACAGACTGCAAGACATGAAGTGGATCAGCTCGTAGTTGACCGAGTTCTCGGCGCGCTTGATGTCCTCTACTGTGCTATTGAAATATCTCCCCGTGAGCATGTCGTAGCAGAGAACCTGACCGCTTCCCACCATGATCACTTCCTCCGACCTGGGAGGATTGGCGGTGACACGATCCTGAGCGACTTCGTCGCGAACCTTCTCGTCCGCCTTCGGGCCGAGTTTCTCAATGACCTTCTCTTTGTATTCCCCTAGAGCTCGATCCGAAGCTGCCACAGCAACGGTCATTGCTGCGATCTTCTTCGACGTGATCTTGTGCGCGAGAATGATGCTCGAGATGGTTGCAGCACCCACGACAACCGGCGGAACAAACTGAGGCCAAACCATCTGGGCCTTCTCAGTTTTGGACCGCTCGACAATCTCTGTCTCGGGAAACTTCAACTCGTCCAGACGCTCGCGCTTCTCTTTGGCAATGATCTCAGCTGCCTTGAACGATGCGCGACCTGTGAGAACAGCAGTTGCGATCGTGCCAGCAACTCCAAGACCAGTGAGAATCGTAGTGGAGTTTTCATTTGCTAGATACTTCAGCTTACTGACGTGTGGCACCAAGCCGCTCAGCATAGTAACCTCTCAAATATAGAAGGAGCGTCTTCGACGCATCTCACGAACGAAGATCCAGATGAGCCACAACCCACACGTGAGGAATACCATGATGCAGTCTCCGAGAAAACTTAAACACCCGTAATTTCTCGGGGTCACATAAACGTATGGCATGTCACCTCCCAAAAAATAGAGGGCGAGGTAGCTAATCCTTTCGGAACCAGCCATGTCACGAAGGACATGGGAGTCTACCTCTGTTATACACTATGTAATTTCTGCGAGGTTACTTAGGGAAGAAGATCATGAAGAAGCTTAGATGCTATTAGACTTTCTTCTTCGTTGCCAACTAATATAAGTAGACGAAGAGCCTTGATGATCGTATCCTTTTGTTCAGCATCGAGTACATCGGTTGTTGTGGCCGTTCTAAATACGATCCACATTTTAGATCCTTCCCGAGAGTCGTTCAAAATGAAGATCGTTGACGTGCGGGAGATCTCCGAGGATATGCCTTGTCATGGTTTTACCATCGACACCAAGAGCTCGAGCCGCGTCTCCTTGTGTCCGGAAAATATCACCAGTCTCCAAACATTTAACTAGATATCCGGGATGGCCTCGTCCTTCTCTTTCGATAACAGTGACGACGTTCTGTTTAGAAAAAAAAGCGAAAGGACGTATGTTAACTTCGGAAGCGGCAAAGCCTGCGACCGTACGTCCTCTCACTATATAACAGGTAATTCCTGCGACTACAACAACCGACCCTGTGATGTACCTTTCTCTATTTCTCGAAATATGCGCCTTAACTTGGTCGATCATGATAATCCTTTCTATAGAGTATAATCCTTTGATAAGGGCCTGCGGAGCGTTGATAAGCGGCGCGGTTTTTTCGGGGCGCCAACCCGCGAGTAGAACTGTGCACGCTCTACTACCAGTATAGCTTATTTCACGCCACGTCCTCCCGTACAGGAGTAGACGGTTTGTGCCACAGAGTGTACGCCCCGTGGTTTTGTCGCCTCACAATGACACAGGCCCTTACCGAAGGATTACACAAAAGAAAAAGAGAAGTCTGGTATAGGCTTGGGTCAGTACAATCACTAGCCCAAGCTGGTGCCTTACAATCAAGACTCCGACTCCTCTCATTATATCCCATGTAATTCTCGCGAATAGAAACAAAAAGAGAAAGTCCGGGGAGGACTCTCTCTTAACCAACTAGGCAACCTTGCGAGAGAACTTCCGCTTCATGCCCTTGTAGGCCTTGGTCGTGACGTACACGCCACCAATGATGGCAGCATACACGACGACCTCGGTCGCAACGGACTGAACGGTCGGGTTCTTAAACACAATTTCTCCTTATTGTAGGTTTCATTATACGCCGTGTTTTTTGTGCGAGAAAAATATGAGAAGGAGGCAGCCGTAAGATTCCCCTCTCTTAGGCGCCACCCTTCTCATTATACGCGATGTAATATCTGCGAATTGGAGCGAAATTTCCCCCCGGGGATTTTTTAGATTTGCGAAAAAAATATGAAAGGCCGCGTTTGCGGCCCTCCATACGACTCTCTTGGTCACTTTGTTATCTTGGGCGCATGATGAAGCCCAACGCTTTCGACGAGATCACGTTCACATGCTCATGCTTGAGGATCAAGATGATCCCAACGAGATTCGCAGCAACAGTGAGCATCGTATCCTTGCTCACAGACGCTGGCTTTTCTTTATCCAGCATCTTGTGTAATCTCTCAACGAGACTCAGCGTCTTTGCGTACTCTTCGTTGGTGATCGTCTCAGCCTTCAAGTGAATAAGCGCACGATCGAGTTCTACTTCGATTAAACGTTGATTATTCGACTGCTCCCTAGAATTGAACATAGTCCTCCTAAGTAGAGTTCATTATAGTAAATGTTTCATCTGCGATCAGAACTCTCCTCCAAAGGCTTGACTTTAAAGATCAATTCGTTCTTGAATTCCATCATTTCTGGGTCATCATGGAGTTCGAGAGAATATATGATCTTATCATCATCTTTTATTATCAATAGATCTCCGTCATAACCTGATCGATCAACTAACCATTTTCTTAGAATGAAACCTATGAATACTCCGAAATAAAATACTCCTATGACGATTATGATTTCCACCGCGGTTGTCATTTATCAACCAATCATGGTCACGGTAGGATATGCCTTTTCTCCAGCAGCATCCTGAGACCGAATATACTCGGTGATTCTAGCCGACTGAACCACTCCAGTATTTCCTTCCACCTCAATAACATCTCCGAGGTTGTAGTGAATGCCGTACTGGAACTGGTTATCAGGCACAATCTCTCCATCCACGGACTTGATGAAGTGATTGTTAGTGAGCTCATCAAGGGCTCGGCTATTCAAGATGTTTACGAGGCTTTGAGAGTTTCCTGCGACCATGTCGGTTGTGATGTCGTCGGCAAAGATCATCATGGCGCGTAGATCGAACCCTGTATACTGCGGCCCCGACAAACTGGCCACACCAGGCGTGGTTATCAGAGGTTTGATGTCTGAGTTGTCAGGAGCAAATGAATATACAAGAGTTTTCATCTCCTTGATGGATTGAAGCTCCTTAATATCTGTAAAAGAATCCATCTGGGGAGAGAAGCGAACGACAGGATTCTCTGATTGTCCACTGGTACGATCGACGCCCTTGTAACTACGAAATCCGAGAGTAAACGCGATATCACTGACTGAATCCAGCGTGATTTGCATCCCGATCTCGTATGTGGAAGCGATCTCCTTCAAAGCCTTGTAGACCGGTCCGTATGGCACACCAACCTTGACGACAGGGCCTGATTGATCATACGCCCTGAGACCCAATCCTGGAATAACCAGTGCCTGAGGATTGGCGATACCCGTAGGATTGGTTCCGTTCAAATATGGACTGCCCTGACAGCACATGTAGTAGACAATAGCCCAAAGAGTCCAACCCGCAGTCCCGCTCTCGAGATACCAGTACTTATCTTCGTGTAGAGCTGACGTCCGAACAAATCTGTTGTCCAGCCACGGTAGGATGGAGATCCCGGTGACCTTCAACTTGCCTTTCTCGATGTTGAACGTCTCAAGGATCATGATCTCATCGGACGAATCGAGACCTACGAAAGTTCCTGGGGCCAGCTTCTGGAACATCTCTATCGTTGCCGGAACCACCAACTCAATCGCACTATCGCCGTAATATCGCTCAGTCCATATGATCGAGTCATATCCATCGATGATATTTTGCTTGAGGAAGCTGCGATCCAGCGTATACGGTTCCATTAGAGCCCTCCGAAGCGCTCAAAATATGTGAGCTCCCAATCCTGTGCTCCCTGATCCGTAATGACAAGAAATTCGTTCTCGCCAGGCTGAAGTGTCGGCCACGCTGATCCTTCTTGAATACTCACCTTGGAGAGAAGGTTCGTGATAACACCGCTGCCGATCCCAACGTTCTGAACGAACTTCCGCATGGGAATAGAGCTCAGTTCGAAGTACATTGAGGGATCTACCGTAGCATCTACGCCAAACGACGTGATCGACGGATCTCCAAGCTGAACGACGATTGCCGTAGGATTTGGGGCAGTAACCGCGGTGACTTTGACGTTGATACCTGCTTCGATCGTTCCCCCATAATCGACGACGACAACGTCTCCTCCCGGTCGAACGGTTTGGCCTGTAATGACGGTTGCCTCGAGAGCGGTGAAATATGGATCTGGACAGATGATTGAGACTTGAAGCTCTGGATCTTTGCTAAACATGTTGACGATAACGCCCTCGACAATTCCTGAGATTTCCACGGGAATCATGTCGTCGCTATAAAAGACAAGCTTCGTGGGGCGCTTCGGCATGAAATATGCATAGATAAGTCTTCGAAGACTCTCATACGTCCAGTTGTCGTAATCTGGATTCGGATGCAGTGTAAGGACGATGTTCCGGTTTGTCAGACTGCTACCTACGTAGGATGCCCCATCGACAGAACCGTAGGGCGATGTGTTAACAGACGCCTTGACTGGATCTAATCCGCTAATGTTTCGAACCTGGATCAAGTCTGTCTCGGCTCTGCTACCGTTTAGGGGCATCACAGGCGCTGAACGCCATGAACTGAATGCTTTGACTTCTGTTAGCACGGCTTTCAGACCTTTCTGGCCCCCCGAAGGGGGCCGTAGCAGGTTAAGTAAGAGCGAGTGCAGACTTGAGTTGTGACAACTGGTTCTTTGTCTGTCTGTAGATCTCGATTTCCGTCAAGGCCTCCGGCGAATAGTTGTTCTGCTCGAACTTCACCGTTGGTCCAAGAGCGCTTGACGGTTCTTCCTCAGTCTGGGCCGCAGCGGCCTGCTCCGCAGAGATCATTGATGCCTGTCCGTATGAGGTGGCTGCGGTAATTGGTGTCACCTTGGTAAGGGCGCCCAATTCACCAGCTTGAGCTCGAACCAGCGTAAGATCTAGTACGGGCGTGATGACCGGATTGGGATTCAATTCGCTCGTCACAACGTCCGAGATCTTACTCATAGAACTCTTCATTGCATCCATCGCGGCCGTAGCTGCGACATCTGCTGCATCGGCCACTATGTGTGCTGACTTAGTGATTCCCTGAGCAAGACCCTCCACAACATACACGCCGATTTCCGCCATCACCTGAGACGGAGACTTGATCTTCAGTCTTGCCCTGAAAGCACGGTTGATTTCATCGGCCATGGCTTCCACTTGGGCTCTAAGCTCATCCATCTGAGACTTCAACCCATTGACAAGACCCTGAGCAGCCAGAACACCGGCGTCCTTCAGGTTATGTCCTGCCTGATTACCGAGTTTCTTAGCTTCAGCTGTAAGCTGCGTATCAAGCTTGTTAAGACCCTGAACCGCAGTCTTGCCGCCAGAAAGCAATGCCGTAGCAAACTCCTGGTCGGCAGTACCCTCTTCGAGAAGCTTCTGATACGTCGCATCATCCAAACCAAGCTTTCTCAGTTGCTCAAGCGTGGTCTTGTATGCTCCGACAGCAGCGGTCTGGTCCTTGAGAGCCTGCAAATATGCGGCCAATTGCTCCTGCCCAGTACCTTCACCTTCAGTAAGAGAAGGCAAGGTAGAGTACTGGTCAACATAACCCTTGATTGTTGAAGCTCTCTCTTCCTTGGCCGCCTTCAATTTATCTCGAGCAGCCGACAGCTTCTCACTGATATTGTTGTACTCGGTGACAAGACCAATCAGTTCTGTTTTCTCATTTCTGAGTTCCTGAGTCAGGGCCTTGTGTCCAGCAATTGAGCTCGCCAAGATCTGTTGATTCTCAGCAATGACCTTCTGAGCAGCCTTGATTGCTTCAGCATCAGGCTTCTTGGCGTCTCGCAGTTCATCAAGCTTCTTCTGCTCGGATATGATCGTCTCTCGAGCAGTGCTCATCGCTTCAAGAAGCTTGTCGTTCAGCTCTTTCCAAACGGTGTTGATACTTTCCTTGGACTCTCTCAGACCCTGAGCAAAGCCTTCTCCGACGTACTGACCAATCTCAATCATGACTTTGGACGGAGAATATGTTTGGAAGGTCTCGGCAAACTTCCCAATGACCAGACGGCTCATTTCTTCAGCAGCTGTAATAGGAGCCTTACCGTTCTGAGAAATACCCTTGAACAAGCCATCCATAATCGCTTTACCAATATCAGTCGTCACCTTTGAGGGAGAGCTGATACCGGGAATCTTGTGCATGATGCTCATAGCCTTGCTCATAATTCCTTCAATTTGACTGTACAAGGCCCCGGCTTTACTGACCAAACCACCGGTCATACCGTCGACAATAGCGATGCCGACTCGGAAACCAGCAGCTCTCATTTCACCAGAATGAGCATTGATGGCGTTTGCAACGCCGTTCAAGAAGTAGACAATTGCCTTCATGCCTTCATCTATGAGTTTGACCGAGCTTCTAGAGATCTGATTGATGAACTTCGAAATCGCGTCAACCGCTGCAGCGACAATTCTGCTACCAGCATCTCCAATACCTGTGATTAGCTTCACGACGATGTCGGTACCTGCTTTGACCACGTCGCCGATACGACTGGCAATGGCCTGCAGGAATCGGGTAAGCAGAGTAATTCCTGCCGTTGCGATCTGTGCGAGGTTGGCTGTCACCGCACTTACAAATCTGGTAATGATCTGAAGTACGGCGGTGGGGATCTGTGTAATGGCACTCAGAATACCCGTGACGAGTTTCGTGAGGATCTGAACGCCTGCTGTGACAATACGAGCGTAGTTATTGGCAAGAGTTTGCAGGAACTGGATAATGATGTTCGTCACCGAGGTAACAAGTGCCGGAAGGTTGTTCTTGATACCGTTCAACAATGCCAAGATCAAATTAAAGCCTGCCTGAATAATCTTTCCCTGATTCTGAGCAATGACCGATAGAGCCAGCTCGATCAGGGCATTAAACGCTTCGGCAATCTTGGGTGACATCTTGATAATGGCATCCAAGAGACTCCCGAGGATCTTGACAATGGCGTCGACAAACTGTGGAGCAACCGCAGCAAACGCCTTGGCAATCTCCAAGATCCCAAGGACAAGCAACTTAGCGTTCTCGATAATGCCCTTCTGAAGCTGCGTAATTGCGGCAAGGATGACGCCGACCCCGGTTGGGGCTGCGACCACAAGAGCGCTTAGGCCTGTGGCGACGAGGAAGATACCTGCACCCGCTAGTGCCAGTCCCGCTCCGATCAACAGCATCGCTGCCCCGAAGCCAAGCAAACCAGGCACAGCTGCTGTGATCAAGGCCCCTGCTACACCAATCACTGCAAACGCCGCAGCAAGTGCAACGAGACCCTTGAGAATCGATCCCCAAGACAATCCTCCAAGTTTCACCAAGGCTCCAGCAAGCATAGAAATGCCTACGGCAGCAACAGTTAGAGCCGCTGCACCTGCTAGTGTTCCTGACATAACATACAAAGCGGCCGCCAAGATCGCCAAAGATCCGGCAAGAGTGCCCAGACCCTTTGCGATTGCGCCAATAGACATTCCACCCATGCTTTCAACTGCCGCAGCAATTTTGCCAAGAGCAAGAGAGACCAGAAGAAGACCGGCAGCAGTGAGGATCATGTTCTTCGGCATGAGATGCATGGCGCCAGCGATGACAACAAGTGCCCCGCCGATACCGAGCATTCCCTTGCCAATTGCACTCCAATTCAGGCCACCAAACTGCGCAACTGCACTCGCCAAGATCTTGAGACCAAGCGCGATGGCAATGATGGCTGCGCCTTGAGCGATCATGCTCTTTGGCATAATCTTCATGGCACCTGCCACAATGACAAGACCGGCACCAACAGATCCAAGACCCTTACCGAGCTCGGCCATGTTCAGGCCAGCGAATTGCTTTACGGCGAGAGCCAAGAGATTCATGCCGATTGCGATAGCTGAAATGCCAACGCCAGCTCGGATCATTCCTGCCGAGCTTGCGCTCAATGGAATAGCAGCTGCAGTAATTCCTACTAGGAGAGCAGCGACTCCGCCAAGACCCTTGAGCAGCTCACCCCAACTGAGGCGACTGAGGGCCACAACGGCAATCACAAGAACATCGATAGCTGCAGCCAGAGCAATCAAACCAGCAGCAACGATCGGAAGCTTTAAGAAGCCACCAGACTTGGAGATCTTGTCGATGACTGCCATAGCGCCGAGAAGTTCGCCCATCATGACTGCAATTGCTGCAATAGCTGAATTCAGTCTCGCCGGATCGACGAGTGACAGAACAAGTACCGAAGCCGCTAGGAGGGCGATGGCGATGGCGATTTCTTTGAGGGTCTTTGCTTTGAGGTTGTTCTGGAGCGCCACCATCGAGCCCTCAAGCGCCTTAAACGAGCCCGCAATGTTCTGAAGAATCCCACCACCGAACCCCTTACTGATCTGCTCTAGCAAACTGCCCTTACCAAAGAAGTTCTTGAGCATCAAAACAAGTCCGCCCAAGAGTCCCGTCCGGACAACGGCTAGAATTGCTTCGAAGTTCATGTTCGATGCGGCCTGACCGATAGCGGTGCCCAATCCAGTAATCAAGTTGATAAGATTGTCGAAGACGTTCTGTAGAGCTTCGCTTTCCTCGACGCTGCTTACAAACTTGTCCCAGACCGTAGCGACGCCTTCGAGAATCCTCTGGAATGGGGACAAAGCGCCGGACATTGCCGTTATTTGTCCAACAAATCCTCCGGGGGAAAATCCGCTGAACAAATCGCCAAGAGCATTGGCCAAACGAGCAATCATTTCGACAGGTTTAACTAGAATATCCCCAAGCCCGTCGAAGAACTTCTCTATTCCCTTGCCCTTCTTCAGAGCCTGATCAATGCCGTAGATGAAATCTCCAAGAGCTCCGGTGATCTCGAGGAACCCGCCCGAACCTCCAGCTACAGCACCGAACAACCGTGCAAATACGCCGATAATTCCGCCAATGATCTGCTTGCCGATGTCCAGGATGGCAAAGAGACCACGGAACGTCCGCTTCAAGTTCTCGATAGTCTGTTCGCTAGGCTTTAACGCGTTGGCAAATCTCTGGAACTGCAGAGTTAGATCGTAGAGATTCTTCCCTGTAACCGCTGGGAAAATATCTCTGAACGCTTCCTTTATTGGCGCCAGAATAAGACCCAGGTTATGAAAAGCAATGCGAATAGAATCAATAAGAACGGTTCGTCCACCGAGGGCCTTCCAATCGCTTAGTACCTTGTTGCGAGCATCAGCACTTGCGTTGATAAAGCCGTTAATAGCATTTGACATCGCGGTGAACGTGCTCTTAGCTTCGGTGAAGGTACCAAATATGATTTGGAAAGTCTTCGCCCAGCCCGATCCCATCGTTTCTTTCGCAACGTCAAACACCTGTGCGATCGTCTTGACCTCAGTCGCTGCGTGCATTGCCGTCTTGGCGGTTTGCTGAATCGATGCGATCTGAGCTTTATTGAAGCCCATAGCTGCGAGCTCAGCATCCGACAGATCGGACGTAAACTGCTGAAGAGTCTTTGTCAGGACGTCAGAAGTAAGCCAAGAAGCCTTTCCGGGTGTTGACAACGACTGACGGAATGCCTCTCCGTGAATCGAGACATTTTTCATCGGACCTTCGAGCTTGACGGCTCCCTTTTCCAGAGTACCCATAGCTTCCGCGGTTTGCGCGAGAGCTCTCTGGAAGACAGTGCCACCCATACCCGCGTTGACAACCGAGTTCCAGTCCTGCAACTTCACCGATCCAGCCGAAATGGCCTGTGACAACTGATACATTGCTGTCGCAGCCTGATCGGCATTCGAACCCGAGAGCGCAGCCAGGTTAGCGATACCTTTGATCGATGCCGTCGCTGTACCCAACTCGACACCGGCAGCCGTGAAGGTACCGATGTTCTTGGCCATCTGACTGAAGTTGTAGATCGTCTTGTCCGAGTAATCATTCAGCTCGTCGAGAGCCGCATTGACGTCCTTGAGCTTTGTTCCAGCGGCCGCAGTGTTGGCCAAGATCGTCTGGATAGCATTTAGGTTGGTCGAATACTCGGCGAATCCAGCTTTGATCGGGTCTAGGGTGAACGATTTGACAAACGCAGCACCAGCTCGAATTGCCTGAGTCGCCAACTGCGACATCACGCTGATTGCCATAAGTCGAAGAGCATCGAACTTGTGGCTGACTTCGTCTACTGCTTGTCCTACTTTTCCGAGGTTGAATCTACTTATTGCGTTTTGGACGGTGTCCAGGCCTTTTCCTAGTTGATCGAACTTCAGATTAGCCTTCAGCTTGTCGAGTGCACGAATTGCACTGTTAATACCCTGCTCGAACTTACCCGATTCGAAACTAATCGCTACGACTTTGTCATCAATAGTCGCCATTAAATCCTGGTCACCTCCTTCCATGCTTCAGCTACGATTTGGTCAAATATAGGCCGAATTGCAGGCATAATATAGTCTCGTCCTTGCACGTATCCACCCGTTCCGGTTCCATGGCCATACTGGAGGATGACTGCGATGGGGACGCCGTCCTCGATATGACTGTTGTGCCAGCGAATTGAGTAGTATCCCGGCCGTTGAACGATAGAATATGACCACGATCCCGCAGTCAATCCCGATTCAACGGGTGTGGCGTTGGACAAGGCGTTCTGACCCATAGATCCGTACTTGTTCAGAACGGCAAACCTCTGAGAGTCCTTCATTGCCGCCAACCATCGTTCAGTCCTGCCGAATGATCCTTTCTCCGTAATAGTGATCATGACTACTCCACCGTTAGACGAACGATCACCACACCAGGAGTACCAGCCATTCCGCCTCGAGACTGGCCATATACAGTCGGCAATCCGTTCAGAGGAGATGCTTTAGCTCCGCTAGCTCCGCCAGGGACCACATTCGGAGCTCCAGTAACCGGACCATTACCTGGAGCAGCTCCAGGACCGTAGACCGATGTATCTCCGGGATTGTAAGCGCCGCGTCCTCCAGCTGTCGCAGCATTGCAAGCGACTCCTCCATATTTTCCGACGCCGCCTGCTCCCCCACCTCCGCCTTTGCCGTTGTTGTTGATGAGCGTACCATCTGCTCCAGCTGTCCCAAGAGTTCCCGGACCCGTTGCTGATGGAGTACCCGCAACGCCTCCCGCTGCTCCTCCTCCGACAACGATGCGATTTCCCGATCCACCAACGCCTCCATTAGCTTGAGTAGATACAGTTACAGAGTTAGATTGGACGCGCTTACCACCTTCACCACCTGAAGCTCGGCAAGTATTGGTGTTGAATGTCGAAGCTCCTCCGTCACCACCGTTGGTAGTGAGAGCAGGATTGCTTGCATGTTCGGTCCCTAGTGCGCCACCTCCACCAACAACCACAGGACAAGTATCAGGCAGAGCAGACAACAAACCACGAACACGATGAAATCCGCCACCGCCACCAGCTCCTCCGAAACTTCTGATCTGAGTGCCTGTGTTAGCGGTATCGATCCCCCCACCGGCTCCTCCGCCTCCACCAATGCAGATCACTTCGAAATGTGTGTACTCCATGTCGATATACTTCAAAGTATCGAACGTTGCATTGGCGTCGAATCTTAAAACCAACGGGTCAGGACGAATTAGACTCCCTGCGAGTTCGATTCTCATCTTAATCGTCCAATTTTACAATGTACGGAATGAAAACCGATGGCTGAACGTTCTCGTGTGCGCCGTTACCACCCGCATTTGCGATTGAGATACCGGTAAGCGCTGCTCTGATCCAGTTTCCTCGACCCAAAGTTTGGGTATCATAAGACGGGTAGTTTCCGAACTGACCACCAATCGAGTTACCCGCACCTTGATCGTAAATATGTGCATGACCCGGATCGGTAACAGCGTGTCCGTGTGCAGCCATTTCAGGAACTGTGATGATATGCGTTTCTTCACCAGTTCTTCCAGCAATAGTGATCGCCACAGTACGAGTCATGCGATTGGCTCGAGCTCCTCCTGGCATAGCATCCATACCAACTGGAGTCACACCTCGCATATCAGGAACACGGAAATTTGGTGCTCCGGGATCACTTGCTCCGCCGAAGGTACGCCATTCGGTGGCAATGCTCGCCGCAGCTTTGGGATATGTTGCGACCGCATAAACTGCGCCATCGGCCCATACCCACTTACCGAAATCTACAGCTGCCGGAAGTGTAGTTCCCGGCCATAGTCGAAGTTCTCCTGGAATCAGACCGCCAGCAGGACCTACTGGACCTTGTGGACCCGGAGGAAGAACGCCCGTATCGACTGTTGTTCCGTCGAATTTAGTAAGAATTAGATGATTATTGACAATTGCACCCGAAACAACCGTTTGACCTTCAATTTCTAGCATTCGATCAGCGGTTAGACCTGTAATTGTAGCCATTTCACCTCCTTAGTCCTGCTAGCTGACATTGGTAGACGAAATATGATACGTATCCGGGTCGATAAAGGTAGCGTCCGCGCCAACGATCTGGAAAGTAGTAGAATCGAGCATATCGATGTAGTTATTTGCTTCGTCAATAGCCATCCAGGTACCATCTCCAAAGTCGATGATGAGAAGAGCGTCACGAAATCCGAAGTATTCACCAACTTCAGTGATTGGTGGAAGACTAGGAGCATTTTTTGCCGTTCCATAAAGCTTACTTTCCAGCAACCGCATGACTTCAGGAGGTGTGGTTCTTGAATCGATAGAAACATGAACCGTTGGTCTAAATTTGTTGATCTTCTGTGGAGTTCCCGTTAAGGTCCATCCAAATTCAACGGGTTGAACTCCTGAATCTTGAATTGTTGAGAAACCCTTCGTATCAGGAGTAGCAAGAACATTGTAAAGAATGTGAATTTTATAGCCGTGCTCTTCGCCTTCGACATCATTACCGACTTTCGTCCTATATGACATACTGAAACTTTTTGGTGGTTGCTCATGATAGGACAATCCGGGAGAAACGATAGCAATCCCGTTTACGGTATCGAATTCGTCGGGATAGGTAAATGCCTTGAGCTTTCCCACAAAGTCGCTCGGAGTTAGATTCTCCAAATACTTGACGCCGTCCAAGAAGAACGATTTCAATTCGGAATTTGGGGATTCTTCAATGCCGATAAGACCGTTCCAGACAACTACCGTGCCGTCTTGAAGATAGAGAACTCCTTTTTCAATTCCAGTCTGATAAATTCGCTCTCCAACCTCATCCCATTTGAGAACTGCCATGTCACCCCCTTTCTAGCCTTTGGTTCCGAGTTGCTGTCTACGCTGAGCATTGAGTTCTCGATTCCGAGCAGCCATTTCGGAGCGACTCATCTTCTTTGGCTTCGCTTGTTTGATGTTACAAACTCGAATCAAAGTAAAGAGTCTATTGAGGTGCCAGTTTTCACACTCGAATGGAATCTGAAATGTTATCATCCAATAGTAAATGAGCTCAGCGGTAATAACATCTCGAGTACGTGGGGCCCCAGGAGCTTCGCTAAACCACGTAGCAGTCATCTTGGCTTCGATGTACTTATTGACAGCTTTGATATTCTCTTCAGAAAGCTTATGAAACACCTCTTCAGAGACATTTGGAGTCAATGTCATCTGTTTTATGTACTCGAAAATTTCTTCTGTGGTTTTTTCTGCTCCACCCAAAAACGGTTTCTCGTACATTGACTCCCATTTTGACACTGAGACTAAAGAATGCTCGAGATCCAACGTCATGTCGCCTCTACTGACAAACTCCTGTTCTTGCTCGTCAAACATTTCGACACCAGGAACAACAATAGTGAGCATCCTCCAGCCTCCATTGCAATTTACGAGCCGCCGAAGAGAGCGATGACAGCGTCCGGAGTAGGGAGAGCCGCGTCTGTTGCGCCTTTTCCGTACAGCAGATCTTCGAGCGCCGCGAGATCGGCTTCGTCCACCTGAGTGGAGTCAATCACGATAAGCGCGGTAGGCTTGAGATCCGTGACCGGAACAGGAGAAGAAGTGACTTCCCAGCTGAACGTGATCGCTTCCGGAGAATCGTTAATCGTCGCATAGGCCTTCTCAGACGGAGCGGCCTGACAACCGTACAGAAGATGCAGCTTGTAACCGAACTCGGTCCCGTCGACATCATTACCGACTCGAGTCCTATAGCTCAGGCCGAACATCTTCCGTCCCTGCTGACCAACGGCGACTCCAGGGGCGGGGAGAGCCGTTCCGTCGCACTGTCCGAACTCTTCCGGATAGGTGAAAGCCTCGATCGTTGCTCCGAACTCTTCAGCAGAGATCAGATTCAGGTACTTGATGTTGTCGGCATACTGCGCAGACGGTTCTGCACCAGTCGGAGACTCTGTAACTGTGACGAGACCATTCCAGGCAACACCTTCGTTGTAAACGCCTGCCTGATCAGGAAGATAAAGAACTCCATGGTCTACACCAGTCTCATAAACCTTTTCGCCGACCTGATCCCAGGTCAAAGGAGCCATTTTTACCCTTTCCCTTAGAAGTATACGTTATAGACATCATGATTTAAATTATCGACCGTGAAAAAGCGATTGAACAAACTCATCGGCATCGTTGCTACTTTTCTCGGAATTTCACTGTCAGGATTTTGATCGATAACTGTGATTGCATATCTCAACTTATGATCATAAACGATATCATCAGCAAATTTGGTATCCGCAAAGTCGCGTTGATAGATAATACACGGGTATTTCAACACGACATTAGTTGGTGGCTGAAAATATACGTTCGGTGTAAACGTTTCAAGGAGTTGGTGCAACTGCAGGCGTGCGGCCATTGTACACCTCCCCCAATCTTAGAAGAAGGCGAGGGCTTTGCACTTCGACGCTAGTAACCGTCCACAAAACCCCCGCCCACTCCACGTAACGAATGGCAAAGAAGTGTTCGTTAGCATATGCGTCAGCCACAATGCTAATTGAATTTTGGACATTGAGATCAAAGTTGAGATTTTCACCTTCATGAAGATTTCTCGCATTTCGAAAGACATCTCCGTAGTATGGGTACTCAACAATCTCGTCTTCCCACACGCCAGGCGCAGTTTCTACTGATTCACCATAACCAATACGACCAAAGAACCGCGTCATGGCAGCCTACCTTTACGGAGTGGTCTTCTTCTCGACGACCACGGCGGAACGGATCTTCGTGAGAGCACCCGAAACACGGGTCTCCAGGAGGTACTTGTACTGGTTGTAGTCGATGTCGAAGTCGTCGAAGAAATTGACGTCGCCACCCTTATCGGCACCGATCGTGTAGTCCTTGAGATTGACGACGATCCCGAAGAGATCATCCTCCGTCTCCATGACCTCGACCGTGACGATGTTGGCAACACCCATCTCAGAAGCAAGCTCCGACGGAGTTCTCCACAGACGATGACCATCACCATCACGATGGATCAGCATCTTCGTGAGGGCGGGGAGCGTCGTGTAGAACGTCGGGGAGCCGGAGCCCTTGTAGACGCCCAGCGAACTGACCATGGCGTCGACGATGGCAGCCGGGTCATCCGCGTCATCGATCTCGACGTGGGCGACGTAGAGGTCGTGGTCGTGAAGGATCGAGCGGATACCGGTACCGTCGGCAACACCAGCCGGGTCCTTGATCTTGTCCTCACTGGCGTTGGAACGACCGTCACCGATGAGAACCGCGCGCGCGAGCTCCTCGTCCAGCAGAAGCCGCATCTCGGCCTTGAGCCACGTCACCACATCGAAATCGGTGATATCGAGGATATCGTCCCGATCCAGCTGCTGCTTCTTGTAGACCGTGGTGGGCGTGGTCGTCCGCTTCGACACGCTGAAGAATTCTTCCTTCTTCAGATTACCCTTGATGTAACCGAGGGCCCGAGCTTCCTCGTGAGTGATGTCAGCGAGGACTGACTTGATGCGAGAGAACGGGGAGTGACGAGTCCCGTTGATGACACTGGAGACCCACTCCATCCTCCGGCTGTCGTACTCCGGAGTATCAGTGAGAGCTCGGGCATCCGGGAAGAGGACCTCGATGTTCTCGATACCATGCTCAAGCGCGTATGACTCGACGGCTGCCTTCAGCGATCCGCTCTTCTGAGCATCAGCAACGATTCCACTAATTGCGTCATGGGTGAGAACATGCTTCTCTTCCTTCTTGCCTCCGCTCTGCTGCTCGAAGACATTACGTGACATACGCCGTCCTTCCTCTCCACTATTGTCATCAGTATGGACGAGATCCGACGTTGACTCATCCTTCTTCTCGCCAGAATCATCCGACTGCTTAAGCGTCTTTGCAGAACTTTCAAGAGCAGTAGCGATCATGTAATGGACGACTTCCTTCTGTTCATCGCTCATCGAATCATAAACGTCCTGAACAGTTGTATCGCCCTCAGCGTGTTCGACTTCCTCTTCCGACTTTTCATCGGCATGAGAAAGCTCCAAACCCGTGTAGATAATTGCCTCATCTTCCAGCGTAACCATGTCGCCGTCGCCGTGCGCCAGAGTGATGTTATCGATAAGCGCGCCAGGATTAGCACCCGACAGAACAAGGCTCACCTCACGAATGAAGCCATGAAGAACCTGCTTTGACTTCTCCGTGAGCTGATTGGCATAGATGGAAAGCGACTTGATGTCCTTATGCTCCACTAGGGTCCGAGCATTCTTCGCTGCATCGGTATCATTGAAGAACCCATAGGTATAAACACCATCATCACGATGCTCAAGTACCGCATGGCCAAGCACGTTGCCGGGCTCATTGTGACCGTGCTGCCAGACAAGCGGAACCGTTTCCTTATCCTGATGCTTGAAGGCATCGGGAGTGATGATCCGTCCGTCCGAACACTTGAGACCAGCCTTCGTGGCATAGCCGCTAAAATCAGGCTTTGCCTCAACTCCCATTTTGAACGTCCTTTCTAGATTTTGTAACTAGAATAGGCGCTAACTCAACCTTAGACGGATCGGCCTCCGAGGAACGTCCATTAGTTGCTGTTCGATCTGGATTAGCTGCTGGCATGTTGCTATTAACCAATCGGTCAGCCTTCGGATCGGAATGCGGAGATAGACCCACAACTTGCCGAATCTCATTCGAAGTCAAGATCTCGTTCCGAGTAAACTTATCGGCAATCTCCGCAATGTTCTCAATCGGAACCAAGCGGAATGGATCTCGGAAGAATTTAACGTCTTGTCTTTGGGTTCGAGCCGTCTTCGTCAAGAAGCTTCGTCGCATAGCTTCAACAATAGATGTGAGAACTGGCTCGATCGTACGGTTCCAGTAGTTCAACATAGCCTTTTCGTCAGCCGTACCATTCATGACCTCATTAGTCAGACCAAGCTGACCGTAGAGCATCTCGGTCAAGTACTCGACTTGGGCCATGAGATTGTTCTCGGCTGGGCGATTCAGCTGAGTGATCTTCTCGGTTCCATCTGTATAGGCAATACCATACTGGCTGCCCTTTAGCTGGAATTCAATATCCTTTCGGCGCTGCTCTGCTTGCTCTCTACGGCTCTCAGACTTAATCACATATGGAAGCTGAATGATGAGATCGAGTTTTCCTGAGGCCGACTGCTCGTCAATAGAGTCCAAAAGATTGAGCTTATGAAGAAGACGCTGTAGCGTTGAGTTCGGTTCATTCATCACCGCATACAACGGATTTTCGATAATAGCGACGGAAGACTTATGTAGCGTGATCTCTTCTCGCTGTGCACGTCGATCGTTGTACACACTCACGCGCACGTGATGCGGATACCACGTCATAATATCGCCAACACGAATCGTCATGATGTCGAATCCGCCACTTTTTTCTGGACTAATGGTTGTGTCGACCGGAACAAGAGCCGCGACGCCTTTATCAAAAAGTGTCATTGCAATATCCTGCCTGAATGCGCGCGCTGCTTGATCAATGTTAGCTTCAACGGTCAAACAATTATTAAGTCCACTGTCAATGTCTTCGATGTATCTCTTTTCCTGATCCAATCTCACATGACGCATGTCAACAGACGCAACGTCAATACTGAGACGCGTATAAATTGAAGAGATAAGCGAGCGTTCATTGGGAATTCGAAATTTTACACGATCTGGTCTTGTGCTGTTAGCTGGACCATAGTATTCGAAAGAGCTTGGAACCGGCTGAATAGGCCAAGGCGAATTTTTCTTCAGCTCTCGTTGGTCTCGATTAAGAAACGTGTTCCAAGCATGTCTCACCGTCGGGCCAAATCGTGCCACATTTCACCTCCTTTCCCCAACCGCTCAAATTCTCTTTAACCCCATCCATTAAAGTAAGCAAGAACGACGAATACTGCGATCACAACCATGGCGGCTGTGTTTACGAACGCGTTCCAGTTCGTAGGCATTACTCAAACGCCTCCTTGTTCACCTTGTACGCAACCCAGGCGTCTAGAAGGGCGGCAACATTGTCGATCTTTTCGTCCTGACGCTTCTTCAAGAGCTTTCGGTTTCCGTTGGTATCCTCTAGAGTGATTGCGTTACCCATTGCGAATGACATAAGAGATTGATCGAAGATCAGAAGTCGCTCTTCTGCCATGATTTTGATCTCACCAAGAGGAACCGATTCAGTCTTCGCTCCTTGGATTACTTTCTCGATACCAAAGGGTCCATTCTCCGCTTCCCAGCGTTGAACAAACTCTTTCGCATTATACGGATCGTAACCAAAGGTACGA